CGTTAAGCTAAACCGTAAATAGCACCACAACCTTTTGGATTGCGTACTTCTAGAGTTGATTCTTCAACCATCATTCCTTTAGTTGAATCACCTTGTTGACCTACATCAACTTCTGCAAGTGGTCTTAATGAAGCCATTGCAAACCATTGCGGATCATAGATGAGTGCTGCAAAGTTTTTAACTTGAGTTTCTGCACTTATATTAGCAGGTGAGCCAGCTGAAGTTGTAAACTGAGTAGTATTAGATAATCCCATAATATAATTTGGTACGACCATAAGATCACCAAAATCTGACATATACACATCTACTGATTGTCTTAGTTTTCCACCTTCGTCAATATTTCTAACAACACCAGTATCACTTACCATTAAGTCTGAGAAATCTCTTCTTAACTTTGGTGATAACATTACTTTAGTTGCTTTACCGCCTTGCTCATATATTTTCTGCATAACAGAGTCAATTTCTGAAAGCGATAATGCACCAGTTGCTGGAACTGCTGTTCCACTAGTTGCTGCTGATCTAGGCTTTCCTAAACCATTTGCAGTATCTGCTGCTGCTGGAGGACCAAATCCACCTACATAATTAACAGTATCTGTACTATTAATAAATGATTGAAAACCACCAGAAGCTCTTGCATTAAAGTTAGCAGCATTTCCACCTGAAGGTTGACCATTAAGAGCAATAGTACCAGATATATTATAAGAATGAATCATGTCAAATTCAACATCTCTTTTTAGCTCTGTACCTCTTTTCTTTAACTGATATGCATATTCATCTGCAACACCAGCTTGGTCAACTGCTCTACGAGTACCAGACACAGCAATAGTCTTACCATTAATCTGTGTATAGTTTCCTAGTCTAGTTCTATTTGGACCGCTTTCAGCAAATTTATTTCCGACTCCTGGAGTTCCAGTACCGCCACCAGCTGCAGGTGCGATATAGTCTGTACCCTCACCGATTCTGGAATTTCCTGGAGCTTCTAGCTCATCTGTTTGCCATTCGTGATATATAGCAGTTGCTTTTGCACTGCCGATTGATGCCATAAAAGGAGTTTCATCCCTTGTGATCATCGTAATAAAATTAGCAAGATCTTCTCTTTGAGAAACATCTTTACCAGCACCTCTAGCTGGTCCTTGTGGACCTGCAGTGCCTCTTACGCCTAAATTGTTAGCCATTTTTTATACCCTCCGAGGTATTATAAGTTTAATGATTTATTTGCAAGTCCTCGAAGAAACTCCATTTGATCATCGTTAGATGAATCTTTAGCAAAAGCTCGTTGTCTTACCTTAGTCTCATTATCTAATTTCTTTTGAGACTTAGTTTTAACTTTACGAATAGGAGCTTTTTTAACGACAGTATTTTTTCTTTTAACACTACCTTTAGTTACTCCTTGTTTTAATCGTCTGTAGTCATCTACAAACTTTACTATTACAGGATCTATAATAGTATCTAGAATTTCTGGTTGTATACCCTCTGCTATAGCAAACTCTCTTATCGCTTTAGCTGTTTTTTCATTAAAGTCAGGTATCATATCTGGAATAGCTTTATTAAATACTTCTAATTGCTCATTCCATTGTTTAGTACTTTGTTCTTGAACTTGAGATTGAACTTGCTTTACTAATTGTTCTCTGCCATTTCTAGCTTGCCAATAGTTTTTTTGTGCCTGTTCTCTTTTATCTTTTAGTTCATTCACTTCATACGTATCACCGTCTTTCCTAGCCTGATCTATCTGAGTCTCTATGTCATGATATTCTTTTGCCAAGGCTTGTTCTTCTCGATACAACACTGCCGAAGAGGCTTGTCCAAGATCATTGATCTCTTTAAACTTTTTTCCGTACTCTTCATCAAGTTGTTTTCTTGCATCGCCAAGTTTTCGACCCTCATTAGAAAGATGTTGTTCAGTTGAGTAACCTTTTATAAGATCACTAAACGATACTTCAGTATCTTTGCCATCTATTTTAATGGCTACCTTTGCATCTAAGTCTAAGTCTTCAGTAGAATACACTTCAGATTCTTGGGTAGACGTATCATCCTCATCCGTTGTTTCTTCTTCTTCTGTCTCAGCTTCTTCTTCAACTTCTTCGTTTTCGGATTCTTCTGCATCTGGGTCTTCCGCAGCTTCTTCCGTGTCTAAATCAGGAACGTCTTGCTCATTGGGTAGAGATTCAGTGAACTCGGAGTTCGCTACAATGTCAGCCAGCATTTGTTCTTCTGTTCGACTATCCGTTGCTATAGAGTCATCTGGTTGGGTAGAGTCTACTGTTGCTTCGGTATTATTTTCCATTCTTCTTTACCTCCTTTTCGGCAGGTTTAATATTCTTTTCATACATTGCCTTCATGCTATATAAGCTATTTAAAGTGTCTGCATTGAGTTTAGCTTTACCACCACTCCGCATTGAGTCATACTCAAGTGTGTTTATCATCTGCTCATAGTTAGATAGTAGTTGCTTATAATTTATTTCATACATCTTTGTCCTCCTGTATATGTGGTACGTTTTTACCGTACATCTCGAAGCCTATCATTTTCGCCTTGACACTACCTAATGCCATTGCCGAAGAGTAGAGGAACTCACGAGTCTTAGTTTCATGTGATTCAGTCTTAAGCCACTCTAAAAAGTAGTCTACAAGAACTTCACCGTATACTTCATCAAAGAAGTTCTCTCTTTCTTGAGAAGCAAAATGACCTTTTGTATGTGC